GGTCTTCTTGCCGAGGAGAAACTCACCACAAACCATATCCACATGGATAGCAAACAATTCACGCGGAACTGATGATTGGTTGATGTTTGCCTTGATAGTGCTTTCAACCTTATCAACCAAAAATCGTATAGCCCACATATCCTCGGCTTTGGCAACGTACCCAAAAGACGCAAGGCGATTGATTACGGTTATGTCCATGTGACCTCCTATGTTTTTGCTTGGAATAACAACGTTCCTGTGAAATATCCGGAAAAACTAACTCCGTTGTTTTGGTTTGTGAATTGCGGATTTGTCAAAGCGGTTGACAAGTTGAAATCAAGCCAATACTGCCCTGTTTCTCTGCGGATAATTGTAAAACTCATGCCCGTTGTTCTCGGACTTGAACCGCCAGAAGAATAACTGTCGCTTGCCGTGAGTGTACCCGACCCGCCTATAACTGAAGAGCCAGTAGTGTTTTCGTCAATAAACGAAAGCAGGGTATCAAAGTTAGAGTAGCTTGACATATTTATGGACAGGTTTCCTGGAACAGACCACGTGAACGGGGTAGTTCCACCACTCCCTCCACCAAAAGAGCCGTTAATAAGCAACGAATAATAGTCTTCGCAGTGGTGAGAAAGAACAAACGAAAATCCTCCGCTAAGACCTATGGGCAGGATGTTTCCGCTGTAATCAGTAACTGTACAGTTACTGCCTCCATAGCTACTCACTATCGTCCGTTCAAGCTCTTCAACACGTGCAAGCAGCCCATCGTTATTGCGGACATATTCGCTGGGATTGTTCGGGTCGCTGTTGTCGAAAGCTCCTGTGCGTGTGCCACGGACTAAATCCTCAACGATATTCAACCTCCCGACACCACCAGCACCGCTTATTACTCCACGTGGCTGTCCGTCTGTGTTCCACATAGCGCGAGTAAGCGTTTGCTCGTCAGCTGTAAGTGCTTGCAAGGCGGCGTTGATTATGTCAACCTGCCCCTGCCTTGCGTTAGCCTCTGCCGTTACTGCTTCGGTGACTTGCTCCTCCCTCGCTTGTCGCTCATTATCCACGGCAATGGCAAGCTGTGTTGGCGTTACACCTTCGGCTTCCATTTGGTTTTGGATAACACTGTCACGCTGATTTTTTATGTCAGACGAGACTGTGCCGCTCCATGTGCCATCAAAACGCCATTCCCCAGCCGGGGAGAGGGTGAAAACTTCCTTGGTGGAAATCGCCCTCGCCATAGCTGGAAATGTTGTTTTAGGCATGTTGTTGGGAGTATCTACGTACCAAAAGCCGTCTCGTGGGTTGAAAAAGCACTTAGTTGCAAGTACCATGTTTTACCCCCTCGAGATAATTCTCGCAATCGGAATAGCCTTATGTGGAATGCGTGTGCCGTCTGAACCGATGACTGTTGTCCAGTTAGCGCCGTTTCGCAGTTCTGCGTCTGTGGGCGACAACGAAACCATGTTTGCTCGTGTAAAGCTGATGCCATAAGGTGCAAACACTTTACGCTGGCGCATGATGAGTGTGTTTTCTCCGCCGTTGGTTTTAGCGTCACGCACCATCTCGTGCGGAACTTTTGCACCGACATTGTCGTATTCAAAAGCGCCATTACCGAGAACGTAAGTGGTGTAGTTGTTTACGCCTGCACTTACCTCTGTAACAGGCATTGAATCATCCACAAGAACAATTCTGCCGTTCCACGTAGCAAGTGGAAGTTGTCGCTCGATGCCAAGTGCATCGGTTTGGGTCATGAACTTCAACAGCTTTTGATTTTCCAAGTTAGTGGCTACCGCACTGTGCATGATAGCAAGGCTGAATAGCTGTTTGTTGTCACCACACGCTTGCTGGATTGCAGTATTCAGCGTTTCGGGGGCAACAAGCCCGACACCTGCACCAGTAGTCGTACCCGTGATGTCAAAAGTGTGATTGCCTACAAATGGAGCGTCAGCAGTATCAGTCATAGCAAAAATACCTTCAAGTGTGGTTAGGATTGTGCTTTGGTCGAGGTCTTGCTTGTAATCCGCCACTTGTCTTGCGATACTTCCCATGAAGTCAACTCCGCCAGTAATATCAGAGCTAAAATCCTTTTCAGTCCATCCTTTTGCACGACCAACCACAACAACGGAACGCAAGTAGGTGGACGTGCTGGAAGCCGTGATGGTTGTTTGCCCATCATAGTTCAAGGCCTCTCCGCCGATACGCCCAAACATAGGGAACGAAGCGAAGTTACCGCCTGTCTGGTCGGTTAAAGCGGAACGGAAGCGTGATGTGGGTTGAACTGCACCTGAGCGCACAAGCTCGTTGAGCTTTACGCGTGGGATAGCGTCAACATACCTGCCGAACGCCTCTGGGTTAAAATTTTTCAAATCAAATTGTGCCATAATTTAAGTCCTTTCTTAGACAAATAAATTTGTTGTTTGTTGAGCATTAGGATTGGCTTCAAAATATTCCGCCGCTTCCGTATAGCTCATTTTTGTTACGTCAATAGTACTGCCAGCAGGGTTTCCATCTCTGCTTTCAGCGGGTTTAGCCCCCTTGACAGTCGGAGGGGCTTGTGTTGTTTCAGCAAACATAAATTTGCTGTCCTCTGCACCCTGCAAGGCTTTTACTTGTTCAGTCAAGCCTTTTACTGTTCCATCCTCGGCAACCTTGACTTTATCGAAGTCGATTAAGGCTTTCACGGCTTTGGCGTTTTTAACTTTCGCAGTGGAGAACTCCAATTCGACTGCCGCTTCAATGCGTGCCGTCTTGATTTCCTCAGCGTGTTTCTCTGCTATTGCTTTGTTGGTTGCCTGTAGCTCCTCGATTTGCTTTTTAAGCTCATCTGTGTCACCTTTGGCTTTTTTAAGCGTTTCAAGCTGTTCGTCCCTCGTTTTAACGCTTTCTTCAAGTTGCTTTTTAGCTTCTTTCAAAGCGTTGAAATCAGACCGCAAGACGAATTGCTTGCCAACCTCTTCTGAAATAGCTTTCTCGAGTTCGGGAGTGTGTGCCTCGCCGAGAATGTTTTTCAACCAGTCCATATTCTATCCTTTCGGCCGCTGTCCTTTTTTGTTTGGCAAGTCCCAATAATGCGGCACACGTTTTCTTGTCCGCCGTGTAAGCGGTGATTTTGTGTATAGAAAAAGCACCTTGTTTTACAAAGTGCTTTAAGCTATTAAGATTTTAGTGGTTTGATGTTTTTTATATCGCGATTCGGTAGACCCAAACATGGGCAGTCATCGGTAGCAAGGATGATATAAGCCCCGTTTTCCTCGTCCTCAATTTCTGATACGTAGCTGTCAAGCCAGCCTTTATACGTTTCTCCGTTTAACATAGTAACAATAACGGGTGCGGTTTCGAGTTTGCTGAACTCTTCTTCTGTTATCTCAAACATATAGCTACCTCCTTCCCGGTCTTGCTGGAATGATGTGAACGCCACGCCTTTTAGTGTAATGGATTATCCCAATCGTAGTAGGAGCTTCGTTGCCGTTTTGGTCTCTCCAAATGCCAATTGTATCGTGATGAGTGAAACGTTCTCGCATACCCCACTTGCCACCAGCTGTTTGTATCGGTTCTCCATGTCCAGCGTGCAAAGCTATTAACTCTTCAATATTTGCTGTTAATGTTCCCCGGGTGGGGTCGAAATTAGCGCTTCCGGGTACGTGCTTGCCGTTGTGCATAACGTTGATGTGGAGGGGAAACTCTCCGCCATTAATGCGAGCGTGTATTTGGTCTCTAAATATATTATACTCTGTTTCTCTTGGAAAGTCAACATATTTTTTCTTCCATGCGTCATATGTCATATCGCTCGGCACAAAATATGTCTGCCCAGTCTCCGTATCACGCGCCGCCCTGTTACCTCCAGTAGCCTCTTCCCAGTCTGCATCATACGGCACGGTGGTAGTGCGACAGTTCACATGAAAGGGAGGCACTGTAACCCCTATTTGCCACTCGGACATTGAGAATATCTTACCATCAAGCTCTTGGCATATGTCAGATGTCCGTAAGTCAAGGGTAGCAAGTATTTGAAATTGCTCCACGCCTATTTCCCGATAAGCTATTTTATCGGCTTCGCTTGCGACGTATGCTGATTCAGTTCGGATAAGCCTTTCAGCGTTGTATCGTGTCGTATTCATCTTGCGGGCGATTTCGGCGATAGAGTTGTTAATGCCTCGCCCAAGCAGAATATCCTGCGTTAGTTGTTGGTGCAGTTCATTAACCAGCTTTTCCTTGTTTGACCATATTCGGTCAGAGAAATGTCTGCCATCTGATGCCCATGGCTTAGCCATGACACGCTCAAGGGTGCTGTCGTTAATTCCAGCAACGTCAAACCCGACATTAAGTCCACGTTGCAACTCGAACATATCACGGTTATATCGAGACATGAGTTGCTCACGCAGGAGTTTGTCAACCGCCTCGTGTTGTCCGCCAAATAGCCGTTCAACCGAGTTCTGTGTTTGGATTTTCAAGGCCTCGAGGCGAGAAATATGCACACGTGCAGAGGCGTTCTCAAGTTGCCTCATCCATTTGCCGTTCAGTGCGTTCTCCTCGCCAAAGCGAATATAGTCCTGCACAGACCACTTAAATTCAGCGAGTTCGCCAGCGTTAAGCAGACGGCGAGCTTCCACAAGGTCAATTTGGTTGTTATCGGCGAAACGCTGATACCATCTCGCAATATCACGCTCAATATCAGCGAGCGCAGAGGCTACCGCACGTTCCGATTCACGGATAGCTTGCACCGACCGCCTGTGCGTCAGCGATTCAACATATTCAAAACGCCTCGCCCAGTATGCAGCACTTCTCATGCATCATCTTCCTCGCTGGTTGGCTCTTGTGCAAAGGCTTCATCATATGTGCCTTGTGTTTCATTGCGTCCGGATTTTATGCGGTCAAGTTCAGCTTTCACGTCATCGACCCACGGATGATTGGCGATAATTGTCTCTTCGGACAATATGCCAACGCTGTGGCGGATATTTTGGATTACATCGGCTTCAGAAATCAGCATATCTCGATTAAATATCACGTCAACTTTTTCTGCTGTGAAATCGCCAACACCCACGTTATACAGGTGCGCGTTGAAAAACTCAAAAAGCTGTTCAAACGCTGCTTGGTATTCTGTCTCCATCTCGTTTGCGTCCAGGTCAATATCGCTGTACATGGAGAGGATGTTCATCTGATTGGGATTGCCGCTAAGTCTATCGTCTTTGGCATCATATCCCATGGCGTTCTCGATAATCGCACGCCGAAATATTGACATGATAGTCTTATAATTTTCTGCATTCACCTCAATTTGCAGGGTGCGTACGTCGCCTTGCGCTCCGTCAATAGACCTGACCTTAACCGCACCGTATGCGGAAAGGTTTTTGCGAAACGAGCCTAAGTTTTCGCCGTCATAGTTGACAAGAACAAGCAGGGTATTCCGCACGTCCTCTTCCATGTTGTTTTGGAAGTTTGAGATAATCAAATTCAACCCGTCCTGCAAGCACTTGATGTTGTTGATTAACGGAATTTCAAGAGAGTTGGATTTGAACGGAATAAGCGGAATTTGTGACCAATTGTAGGCAAATTCTCCGTCACCTCTTGAAATGGTGAAATATGGTTCTTGCGATACGAGGATTAGTTTGTTGTCCTCTTGCACAAAGCGAGTAATGCCTGCGTGGTCGTACACCTCCACGTGCATTTTCTCCACAGGCTTTTTCCCCTCATAGTCAGTAATCTCATAGAAACGTATAGCACCATCAAGTTCCGAGTGGTCTGCATCAGCCCACAATGGGATGAGTTCGTACGGTGGTATGCGTTGTAGGATTAACTTATCGCCATCAGAA